TTCAAATTTTCGGACAGGCCACGGATTGGGTTTCATTCCGTGGGCGGTTTCGCTTTCTCGGAGAATATCGCAAAGAGGATCGTTGATATGATTCATGAAAATGCTCCTTTTCTTTTTCTATCCGAAAGCTCGGACGCTGTTATTGCTACTCGGATTTCGGATTTGTCCCGTGGAGAAGACGGAATTTTTTTGCACAGGTTTCACAGGCCTGGGAGAACACCACATGATTTCCCAAGCCACCGCGCAGCTCAAAGGTGAACATGAAAAAATGCAGCGTGCCATCTGATTCCAGCTGTATTTGTGGCAGGATCGGCCTGCCGCAGCATTTGCAGGTTGCTGCATGAAAATTTACATCGGCCATGATGCCGTCAAGGATGGACTGTGTGAGTTCCATTACTGATTCCTCAGCTCCTTTACGTTTTTCGCCACAAGTTTGACGGCCTCATCGATCTTGGCACGGTCGGATGCTTCGCTCCTGCCATAGGCCGGTGAGGTTTCATTTGGTTCAGAAAGTGTGAAGTCGAAGGAGAAGCGGATGGAGCTGGCGGCACGGTCTGCGGAATAGCCGGAATTGATCAGGACACGGGAGGGCTGCGGATCGCCGCTGGAGCAGGCCGCGCCGGAGGAAACCATGACGCCATCTGCCGCGAGGCGCAGGACGAGCGCATGATTTTCAACGCCGGGGAAGGAAAGATTGGCGATGTAGGGGGACTGCGTACCGTTGCTTCCGCGGGAGAGCTTGCCATTGAGCTGTGCGTCGGGGAGTTCATTCAGGATGCCGGTGATGAGCCGTTCGTGCAGGGCTTCGGCCAGTTCGGAAAATTCCCGCAGGTGCTGCGTCCGGAAATGAAGCGCCTGTGCGAAGGCGGCGGCAAGGGGGACGGATGGTGTGGCGAAATGGTAGCTGGAAGTGATGCGGCTCGGTTCTTTGGCGATGAGGACGCCGACGCCGACCGGGGCGCCAAATTTATGGCCGCTGCCGCAGATGTAATCAAGGCCGGATTTTTTGAAATTCAGCTCAGATTTTCCCATGGCGGCCGTACAGTCGGAAAAGGAACGGTCTGCGCAGGAAAGTGCTCGTTTCAGGTTGTAGACACGACCGGTTTCGTTGTTGGTGTGGATGTGACAGCAGAATTTGCTTTCTGAGAAAGGAAAACCGTATGCGCCCACGTCCTGATATACCGTAACAACGGACTGGTGTTCCACATCTGAAATGTGGATATAACCGTCGTGAATCGCTTCGTGCATGGTTAGGTTGATGCTTTCTGTGGCGGATGTGGTGAAGATCACCTGCTCCGGCTCGCAATGGAGGCAATCAGCGACGATCTCCCGCTGTGTGAAGAGCATTTTTTCAGCGGACTGGCCGAAGGAATGGCTGCTGTTTGGGTTGCCCCAGAAGAAGCGGCTGGTTCGCTGGAACGCGAAGAGCGCCGTTTTCAGAGTGGGAGAGGTCGCGGCGTAGTCCAAGTAGATCATACGGCGGCTCCTTTCGGCCAGTTCGGGATGTAGGAGGCGCAGATTTTTTCGTAGATCTTCTGTTGTGCTTCCAACAGGATGATCCGTTCACGCAGGGCGTTCGGTTCTGTCAGGATAACGGACACATGCGGAGCCGCCTCCTGCTGCACAGGTTCACTGGCTTCTGATGTGTCCGGGATTTCTTCGCCTTTTTCTTCCGACGTTTCCGCGACGTTAGGCTGAGTAAGGCCGAGGCTGATCAGGATGGCCGCATCGACGAGCGCCATTTCTTCCATGTCGAGCGTACAGAGATAGCTTTCGATCCGTTCTTTGGAGACGGTATAGACAGATTCGCAGAGGACCGTGTTTTGTCGGCCATAGATGGAGATTGGGACATGGGTTGGAAGCGGCTTTTTGAAGGCTGTGGTTAAGTAAACGATCTCGACCAAAGGTGAATACTGATTGTTTTTTTCATTGGAAACGATGACGGCGGGACGAGTCTTTGCCATTTCGGAGCCGACATAGTAGCCGGAATCCCGAATGTAGAACACGTCGCCGCGGTGAATTTTCAGTTCCATAGGGGCATCCTTTC